ACAAGATTCTTCTTCATAATACACCGGTCGCTTTAGCGTTAGATGGTGACATGTGGCATAAAAAGATGCCGAAGATAGTGAAAAAATTCCAAGAATACAATATTGATATTGTTGTTGTTGATGTTAGACCGTGGGGAGACCCAGGTAGTATGACAAAATCTGAATTTGAAAAAGCCCTCGTCGAAGCGCAAGAGTTCGACTGGAATGATATGTTTGCAGATAGATTGAAGAAGGCAATGGAAACTAGTTTAAGATTGTAATAATTAATAACGATGAAGAACGCAACTCATAATAGTATCATATCAGAAGCTCGTCTTCGTCGGATAGTTCAAGAAGAAATTGAAAGAAAATATCTTATCGAAGAAGGTTTATGGGATGATGTTAAAGATGGCGTAAAAAAACTTTCTGATTACGTTACTCAAAAATTCAAATCAGTCGCGGTAGAATGGGCGAATACAATTAATGAAAAAATTGTTGGATTAGAAGAAGAAAAACCAGAAGGACTAGATCTCATCATATCGGCTGTTAAAGAAGGCATGAAACAATCTGGCGAATCTTTGCCTCTTAATGACGCGCTAAGGAAAGCCAAGAGCCTAGAGAAGGAAGCTTCTTTGTCTATAGTACAAGCAGACTTAGAGGGACCCGTTCACAACGCTGCAAAACAACTACAAAAATCTGAAAAAGCCATAGGCGAAGTGTATTCGATATTAAATACCAGCGAGTATGTTCGACAACACGAAATTTTAAACGAAATGGGACCAGAAACTATATTGGGTTTTGGTCTAGCAATCGTTGGAGGTTTACCTTTGCTATTTAAAGGATTGCACAAATTAGCGACTTATCTTAAGGCAACTAAGGTGGCGGAGTTATTTGAAAAAGCAGAGCATGTAGCCCACGCGTTTGAGGAAAAAGTTGTTGATTATGTAATTCCCGACAGGTTATCGTACGAAATCTACAAGTTTTTAAACAATAAAGGTTATCACGTTTCTTCCAAGGAAGAGTTATCTTCATACGAAGATTTTAAAATTGATGCAGATAAAACGGGAGCTCGTAAAAAAACAGAAGGCTTGGTTTATAAAGCATTGTTAATTTATTTTGCGATTAACGGTCTAATCAGCGTATTAAAGGCCGGCGCATCTCTTCTCGGTTTCGTTGAGGGTGGAGCCACTGCAGTTAAAGGTGTCGAATTAGCGCGTGGCGCTGAAGAGGTCGCAGGGATTATACAAGCTTCCAATGTTGCCGCTGCAACCGCAACGGCGGCTGCCGTATAGTTGAACAATGTTATAGTTTTAATATATCATTAATTGATGGTTAAAATTGCTCACACTGCCGATATTCATTGGCGTGGTTTAAGTCGACACGATGAATATAGAGAAATTTTTTCTACATTCATCAAAGATTGTAAAAAGAATAAAGTTGATCACATCTTTATAGGCGGTGATATTTTTCACACAAAAACTACGGGTATTTCACCAGAATATATTGATCAATTAACATGGTGGTTAGACTCGATGGCAAAAATCGCGCCAGTTCATCTAACACTAGGAAATCACGATGGTAATTTAGTTAATCTTTCGAGACAAGATGCAGTTTCGCCTATAGTACAAGCGCTAAATAATCCTGACGTCCACTTATACAAAAAGAGTGGTATATATGAATTTCAGCCAGGATATAACTGGTGTGTATATTCACTTTTTGATGAAGAGGGTTGGAATGACGTTAGACCGCAAAGCGGAAAAGTAAATATCGCATGCTATCATGGCCCGGTTCAAGGATCTAAAACTGAAGTAGGATGGGAAATGGAAGGAATGAATCTTGAATTTTTTAAAGATTATCCTTTCGTCATGCTCGGAGATATTCATCAAATGCAACATCTCGGATATCGAGATTGTTTAAATGGAAAAAAGAAACCGTGGATATCCTATCCTGGCACGCCAGTTCAACAAAATTATGCAGAAGAATTAGATCATGGTTATTTGCTTTGGGAAATTGATGATCAAAGAACTTGGGACGTCAATTTCAAAAAATTACCCAATCCAAAGCCTTATGTGACTATTCAGTGGAATGGTTCAACCAAGGATTTATTAACGACAGCGTCTATCCACCCGGACGGTTCTCGTTTTAGGATTAGATCCTCTGACGCTCTTGGGCAAAAGGACTTTCAATTAATTAGTGAAACGTTAAAAAATGCAAAGTTAGCCACAGAAGTAACTTTTAAATCAGATTTTATTGTAGATAAATCAGTTATTAAAACGGGCTCTTCGACGCTCGAAAAAGCCGATTTAAGAAATCCAGATGTTTTAACAAAGTTAATAAAAGACTATTATTCTAGCGCGCAAATATCTCGGCCCGAGTGGGATACTCTCGCTGAGCAAGTCAAAAATTGTCTTTCAAGCGTCACTGCACAGGATGATATTACTAGAAATTCAAAATGGTCGTTACGTTACCTCGCGTTTGATAACATGTTTGCATACGGACAAGATAATGTAATTAATTTCGATAACTTAAGTGGTATAGTCGGTGTTTTTGGACCGAATAGAGCTGGCAAATCTTCGATAGTCGGTACTTTGATGTATTCTCTCTTTAACGCCACGGACCGCGGACCCGTAAAAAATATTCACGTTTGTAACATTAGAAAACCGTATTGTTCCTCGAAAACTATCATTAACCACGATGGAACTGACTACGTTATTGAAAGACAAACTTCGAAAACAGAAAATAAAAAAGGCATCATAAACGCCTCAACTTCATTAAATGTTTTTAAGATTAGGGATGACGGCGAAGCAGAAGATTTGGCTGGTGAACAGAGAAACGACACAGAAAAAGTAATTCGCGCGCTAATCGGAAACCAAGAAGATTTTATGATGACTTCTTTAGCTGCGCAAGGTGAAACCAATCATTTTATCTCTCAAGGTTCCACAAAACGTCGAGCTGTGTTATCAAAATTTCTGGATCTCGATATCTTTGATAAAATGCACGAATTAGCAAATAAAGAATTGACGAGTTTAAAATCGCAATTAAAAAATTGTCCTGATAGAGATTGGCAAAACTTATTTGAAACGACAAGAAACTCAATCGCCGCCGCGAATAAACTAATCGAAGAATTAACACAACTTATCAAAGAAAAACAGCACGATCAATCGACGTTACAACTTGTGCTAGCTAAACGCAAGGATGTAACGCCAGTTACGAAAAATGAAGTTGAAGCACATCAACGACGAATATCGTCGTTGGAAACATTAGTCAATAATTGTGAAAAAGAAATACAGAAATTAAACATCGAAATCTTAGATTCTTCAAAAAAGTTAGATAAAATTTCTTTAGTAAAAAAAGAAAATGACATCAAAGATCTAAAACTTCGTCGCGACGCTTATAAAAGTCTCGAATCTACGCTACAAACGTTGCAGTACGCTTACGACAAAGAAGAAATTTCTTTGAAACAACACCAAAAATCTTTAAAAATTTTAGATGAAGTACCTTGTGGAGATGAGTATCCGACATGCAAATTTATCAAAGATGCTCATATCAGCAAGACTAAGGTAATAGAACAAACGAAGAAAACAGAACTAGCGAAAGAAAAACTAAAAGACGCCGCAAGTTCCTTAGATAAACTAAAAGAAGAAAATGTCGCAGATAAACTAGAAAAATTAGAAAAACTTTTAGAATTGGAAAATAAATTACTTCTAGAATCTTCTAAGAGAGAAGCTGCGCTCGAAAAACATCGCGTCAATTATGATTCTCAGGTCGATGAATTAAAAGAAGCCAAACAACGATTAAAGCACCTACAAGAAGCCTTAAAAAACGAAGAAAATGTAGAAGTTGTTTCCCTAAGGTCGAAAATAAAAATTATTTCTGACGACGTTGATGCTCTCTCTGCACAAAAATTAGCTGCTGCCACTCAAAAAGGTAGATTAGCGGCCAGCTTAGAAAAGTATGAAGAAGAAAAAAATGTAAGAGATAGTTTGTTAGAAAAAATGAAAGTTCACGAATTAGTAACTGGCGCTTTTTCTAAGAAAGGCATTCCTCTTATTATTATCAAAACACAGTTACCAATCATCAATGCTGAAATAGCGAAAATTCTACATGGCATAGTAGATTTTACAATTGAATTAGAAAATGATGAAGGCACGGATTCTTCTGAAATTTACATCAACTATGGTGATTCACGACGTATCGTAGAGCTTTGCTCTGGTATGGAAAAAACGATTGCATCATTGGCTATTCGCGCCGCGATGATCAACATATCGACGTTACCGAAACCCGACATCTTTATTATAGACGAAGGTTTCGGTACTTTAGATGATTCTTCGGTTGAAGCCTGCAATAGGTTGCTGACATCTTTAAAAAAATACTTTAAGACAATATTGATTATTACGCATGTTGATGGTGTGAAAGATGTTGTCGATCATGTTTTAGAAATAACAAAAAATGAAAAAGACTCAAAAGTCTTTTTTGGAGTTGATGCATGAGTGAATGGTCGTCTTATCCCAAAAATAGAAAAATTTGCCATAAAAACGGATATTCTTTGATAATACCTGATAATTGCGAAAATAAAAGCATGCCATTATTTTGCGATATTTGTGAAATAAGTTTTAGCAACAAAGAAGATGAAAAAACTTATAAAACATTTGGTTGTTGTAGCGCCTGCGCAGATACGTGGGTTTATTCTCATAAAACAGAATGGCAAAATGGATGGCGACCAGACAAAGACAAAATAGAAAAAGCCGTTAAAAAACGGTTTTTTATTAATCCTCATATTGTCTTCGAGTAAGAGCTGTATATTTAAGTGTTGGAGATACTATGCCTAAAATCGATTACAATGCATTAGGCCAAGCCATAGACACGACATGGGGCCGCACATCTACGCCTAAGACCGCATCATATTCTGTGAAATTTTCTTTGGCTGGCGACGTTTTAGTAGCTTCTTATCAAGCTATCGTCAATTTTGCTTCTGAAAAAGAAATGATAGTAATGAAGCGAATGTACGAAGAAGAATCACGCGGCGTTATTGCAGAAGTTCTTAAACGAGTAAAGGAAGTCTATAAAGATCTATCAGGTGAAACCTTAACGACGAGCGAATACAACACTACGACGTCCGTAGAAATAATCGGATTTAACGTTCACAATCCAAAAAGAACGGCCTATATTCGTAGAAAGACTTCTTTCGAAATAGCATGACGCAACCTCTTACCAGAAACGAACAAATAAAGGAGATCGTACGATGTGGAAAAGATCCGGTCTACTTTATGAAAAATTACGTAAAAATCCAGCACACTGTGCGTGGGCTTATTCCTTTTGAAACTTACGATTTTCAAGATGACTGTGTAAAGAACTTTCAAGAAAATCGTTTCAACATAGTTCTTAAGTCTCGCCAGTTAGGATTATCAACTGTTACTGCCGCATACGCGGTATGGTTTGCGATTTTCAAAAAAGATAAAAACGTCTTAGTTATTGCGACCAAGTTATCTACGGCAATGAACTTCATTAAAAAAGTGAAGATCATGTTAGATGGCTTACCAAAGTGGTTACTTCTTACTAAATTCGAGCCTACCAAACAAGCTATTAGATTCGATAATGGTTCACAAATTAACGCTATTCCAACGTCGCCCGACGCCGGTCGTTCAGAAGCGCTATCTCTATTGATCGTCGATGAAGCTGCGTTTATTAGAGACTTTGAAGACATTTGGACTGGTCTATATCCCACCTTGTCCACTGGCGGCAATGCGATCATTATCTCTACCCCCAATGGCGTCGGCGGTCAATACTATCGTCTCTGGATGGACGGAGAAACGAAACAGAATGAGTTCAATACCACCAAACTTGCTTGGTGGGTCCACCCAGAACATGATCAAGAGTGGTTCGATAAAGAGACAAAAAATTTACCGAAGCGCAAGGTAGCTCAAGAGTTTCTTTGCGACTTTATCTCATCAGGAGATACGTTTCTACAGCCAAGCGACCTTGAAACCATAAGAGAGTCAATTCGACCACCATTAGAAAAAATCGGTCCTCAGTCGGCTGTTTGGATATGGAGGCGACCTGAATCGGGCAGCAAATATGTTATTGCCTCGGATGTAGCGAGAGGAGACGCCGGAGATTTTTCAACATTTCATGTTGTCAATAATTCAACTTGCGAAGTTGTTGCAGAGTATATGGGCAAAATACCGCCAGATAAATTAGCAGACTTATTATTCGAATACGGCAAACTATATAACGACGCGTTAATATGCCCGGAACAAAATACTTTTGGTTATTTTACTTGCGTCAAATTAAGAGATAACGGTTATCCGAGACTATATTACCAAGGTGCTTCGGGAGACCCATTCGAATTTAGACCAACAGACCCTAACGCGGTACCTGGTTTTTCAACGCAAACAAAAACGCGAGGCCAAATATTGGCAAAACTAGAAGAACTGGCTAGAAACAATAAAATTAAGATTTATTCACAACGTCTATACGACCAATTGCAAGCTTTCGTCTGGAACGGCGCGAGGGCTCAAGCTGCAAAAGATGCTCACGATGACCTTATCATGAGTCTCGCAATCGCTGCATGGCTGGTTGCAGGAGATTCTATAGCAAATGAACAAGCAACAGCATTAGCATATGCGATGTTAAAAGCGACGAAGGTCGAACAACAAAATAATATGCCAGGCGATATTAAATCAGTTAAACCTGTTCCCAATGCTATGATGAGTGGATTTAATCCGAGAGAGGCGCATAAGCCTAAAGACCCTTCTCAAATTAAACATGTTGACGTTACAGATTTTTCTTGGCTATATAGATAAATTTATAGCTTGAAGAGAATATCTATTAAAGTTAAGGAATCGATATGCCAAAGATAACAATTTCGCAACTAAGAAGAATTATTTCAGAAGAAGTTAAAGTTTTGAAGGAAGGCGACCGCGAAGATCAAGCTGCAACAATGGCTCAAAACGCTAGCAAGCTTCTTAAAGCAATCGAGTCTTTTAAGTCAGTGGCGTCTGCAAAAGCAAAATCTAGCGCGGACGCAAGTGCAGTTGCGCTAGACAAACATTTATTAGAAACCGAAAAAATCTTGAAAAGAATAGTAGTTTCACCGATGGAGTACGTCGATGGTCCTAAGACTCCACCTTCGACAACGGGGGCTTCCGGGGATGAAAAAAAGGTTTCAGTAAAACCGACAACCAAAGCCGTCGTAGGAGCATAAAAAGTATACGATCGTTTTTTTAGTATTATAACTAACGAAAGAAGAGCCATCTCCCTAATTGGAGAGGCAAGAAATCATGATAAAAAAAGAACCGCAATCGTTATTTCAAAGATTATCGAAACTTTTTAAAAGTGGTCCTGTAGTAAAACGCAAGCTTAGAACT